CAACAAAGGTTGTATCCGAATCAATTGCAATACCCCATGTAGTACACCCCCCGAAGGCGGAGGAGGAGGCAATACATCCTTCTAGGTAAGCACCTTCAAACGTACTCGTGCCAAGTGTAAGAGCAACCGTGTCTCCACCAACAGATTTGTATCCAGAAGTACAGCGATACATTTTGGCTCTAAACATTGAGTCTTGCGGCGTTGCGTACTGAACGCGCCATGCCCAATCATGTGAGATGCAATCAATCCATGTTCCGTCAACATGCTTTGCGTAGGTTGAATTGATGTCGGTGTAGTTACCATCAATACCAAAATCATCAGCCCATAAGTACATCTTCTCATAAATACTCTCGTCTCCGCCCGCATCCGTTGTGTGATAAAGCGGGGCAAGCGTGGAGGTGGAAACAATGGCAAACCCCATAAGACGGACATTATCTACATCCTGAGAAATAACGCCGCCTCGTGCGACGGGGGCACCAGTTATTACAGTACACGGAGGATTATATGAAGATTGGTCGATGTCGTTGCCATCAAAGGCAACCGTTCCCGTCTGGGGAACCTGCGCAACTAAATCTACATAATTTGCGTCAAGATTTAGCGTTGATGTTCCGGCATCATATATTCCAGGAGGAATAATTACCACTGCCCTGTTATCATTTGCCAGCGAACTGCCATTTGGCGTTAATAGCTTGGCAGAAGCATACGCAGATACCAGATTACTAAACCTGCCAACATCTGTTGTCGCGTTCTGTACGCTAACACTGGCATCTCCATTATACGCAATTCCACCATCCAAAAAAAGATTGCCGCGATGATCAATCTTCGCTACGCCAATATTCCAAATATAAGCCATATCTTAACTCCTGAATAATTATGCAACAGTCGCGTCTGTAGACTCAATAGACCATCCGTTTGTGTTATCTATCCATCTAAGAACCGCATACATTCCGGCAGTCCCAAATGTTATCGTTGCCCCCTGTACGAATTTGGTGGGAGTAACAACAGCGGCAGCGGCCCCTCCCACGCGAACAAGATAAATAGATTGACCTATTGTTCCGGACTGAAGTGTTGTCGCAACAGCACCAGGCGGGGGCGTATAAATTACCGTTCCCGTTGTCGGTAGCGTCGCAACATCAGTTGAAATTACTTGCTGGGTGGCATTAATAACCCCAGTTACTGGGCCAACAAATCCTGTCGCCGTTACAACTCCTTCATCATCAATACTTGCCACTTCCCAATTTGCTACGTTTCCCATAATATTCTCCTAGCTTTCTTAGCTCATTGTAACGCCGTTGATTCCGGTCACATACCAGACATCATCTTGGCTAATCAATTCCAAACCACCGCCAACGGTAAATGTTGCCGTTACGTCTGCACCACCAAAGTCAGCATCAATATCAACCGTATTATCAGCATTGATACAGATAACCGTCATTGTAGCGCCGTCAGCACCCGCCGCAAGAGTCATTAACCCACTCGTGGTGCCGTCCAACGACACAAAAGGATCACCCGTAGCAATCGCTCCCGTAGCCGCATATTCGCTTACAACCTTTGTTACGCTTCCGGTCAGATTACCCGTAATAGTACCCGTAACTGTTAAGGCACCGGATACGGCGCAATCGCCCGTAATCGTCATGTTGTCCAGCATGTCAACAGACACACCATCTAAATTCCACTTGTTAGGCATAATGCCTCCTATTTTAAAAGTGAGGGCAACCCCCGAAGGAGCTGCCCAATGTCACCAGTTATGCGGTTTTCTGTCCAATCCACTTAAAGGGACAGAAACAACCTGATCCAACTGCCATGTACAAGCGCGAGTTGATGCGGTCAGGGTTAGAACCATCTTCCCATGTTTTGGTTTCAGGATTCTTGCGAACATGGAACTCAAGCTCGTTCTCTCCATCACCACAGTACAGAATGGTTCCGGCAGTGAGCCAATGCCACACATCATAAGGTGTTCCGCTAACCACGTTAGTAGTATTCAGCGAAGTGTCAACCTTCAGTGAAGTGTTGCTGATTTCATCCATAGTATCCGCCAGATCAGGAGACACAATCACCTTCTGAAGCATTTGCGGGGCAAGGTCGCCATTACTGTCAATGAAAGTATTGAAACTTACACGAGCAGCGGCAACTGAGTCAGCTGTTAACGCACCAGCAGTACGGAGATTGCTCCAAACGCCCGCCGAAGTGCGCGCTTGAGGACGGTTTCCAGAGAACAGAGCCAATCCATCTTCGCAAAGCAAAGAAAGGTTAGATGTTGCAGAGGTCGCTCCATTAGCGGTTCCGAATCCACGGTTGAACGCGTCAGCCCAAATAAACTCTAGGGTTTTCTGTCCACTATGAATCAGGTTACGGGCATGTTTACCAATCACACCATGACGATCAGTTTCAAGAGCCTCGCGCCCAATTGCCATCGCTTTACGAATGACAAAGTTGGAGATGGTCTGTGTGAACCCCATCTGTTGCTTATCCAAAGGCAGCTCATCGAGATCGGAATTGACTTCCGCCAACCCAATAGAATGAACCTTCTGGCTCTTGTAGTTATTCTTATCGACCGAGCGAGTGGTAAAATACTGAGACCCCTCTTGCGGTGTTTTTGCATACAAATCCTTCGCACTGTCGAGTCCGGCGGTGTAAAGGGCTGCGGTTGAGGCATCGAGTAGCTGAACACCACTACCAACCTGAACTGTGCTATTAACGCTTTCTGTAAAATTCCAAGCCATAATAATCTCCTGTTAGCTGGCGGCTGCTGCGTTTCCGTCAAGGACGGATGCGAGAATACGAACGACAACACTGTTGTTGTCAGTCGATGCGGTTTCATCGAACGAAGTTACGGAACTCGTCCAAGGAATTGAGTCACCCGCATACCCAACTACGAGGCCAACGCCATTAGTAGTGGTTGCTGTGATTGCCTGTTTGTCAGCGGTGCTAACTTCGAGGGTATATACCAATCCTTTCGTAAGATCGGAAGGTGCTTCGCCGTCAATAGTCTGAATTTTAATCAGCGTATCTGGGGCAAACAGGACGATGGGAAGAATCGTTGCCGCCGCCGCATTAGCTTCCAGAGCCATACCATGTACCGCCCCTGCCGATGCTGCTTCCGCAACGTCAATTGTTCCTGCGTCATTAATGCGAATCAAATCACCCGCATAGATTGTGTCTACACCACCAGCCGTGAAAGACTGACGCTCTTCGCGTCCCGCCCCAAGGCTGATAACTTGTGCTTTAGCTGTAACGCTTGCTACTGCCATAATAATCTCCTAGATTAATGTCGTCCTATTCAGGACTTTTCTGAACTTCTGTCAACTTGCGCACTATGCGCCCCGTTCCACCGCTTTCTTTTTCAATAGCACCCATCTTCTTGAGTTCGGCTTCTCGTTGTGTATCCATCCATCCATTGAATGACTCTTTATTCGTGCGACAAAGGATGTCGTTCTTGACGCTTACGCCCGTTCTCTGTAGTCCTTTTGCCTTGAGTTCCACATCGGTTACATCGCCTTTCATAAAGAGAAACTCATTTTCAGGTTCCTTAATTCGCATTTCTGCAACAACACGTTCGCGTGTATCTTCGTTAATGTTGCTCACATTCATGCGCGGAGCCTTACTTCTTTGTTCTTCTTTCTGCACTGTCACCTCTGGTTCCGCTTCCGGTTCCGGTGCTTTCGCTTCCGCAACTTTCAGCTTCAGGTTCTCCAGACTAAGCACCTTGGGATTATAAATCCCCAACTCTTGGGCCTCGTCAATCAACTCTTTGTTCGCTTCTTTTTCTTGGCTAGTCATAACATGTCCTCTAGGTTAAAATCCCATCATAGCGATGTCTTCTTTGGTGGCCTTCGCGTCAGTTACTGTGTCAGTGACACCCTTGCCGCCTTTAACCGTGCCTCTCGGCTTCTTCGACCTCGCTTGTTCTTGACCCTGTAGTACGGTGATTAGTGTTTCATCTGGAAGGTTTTCAAATCCCGCACGTGTTCTCAGGGTTTTCATCGCTTCCGCGTACTTGGTCTTCTCGGGACTAACCCGCAACTCCTGCAACGAACCATTAAACTCCCCAAACTTGGTATCAAGGAACGATGCCAACCGCCCTTCAAACTTGGATTGCTTCCAATTCATATACGCAGTAACTTGCGTTGGATCTTCTTCAACTCTATCGAGCCATTCCTGCTCTTCCTTAGCAAGATTTTCAGCCTCAACATTAGGCTGTTGGTTCTGTCCACGTTGTTCTAGCGCATCTAGGCGGGTTACGAAGGCATCCTTCTCCTCCTGTGTCCGTCCCTGCGCCGCTTTCGCCTTCCGTAAGCTAACGTTCCGCTTATGGATGGTTTCATTCTTTTCTGCCAATAGAGCCTGTAGCTCCTCTACGGTATCTGGAATGTCAACGTTTTCTTCACCATCTTCGTTCTCTACTGGTTCGCTCTCTGTAGCAAGCAAGCTAAGAACATCTACTTCTTCTTCCACAACAGCATCATCGTCTCGCGACATTATGCTCTCCTTGTTTCTTGGTTTTAGAAATAATACAAATTTGTAACCTTGTCAACTGTTTTGTTACATTTTTGTTATCTCATTGTTCTCGCGTCCTCAAATAGACGCATTATGGAGTCAAATGAACGAACAATTGCTGCATTCTCTTCGGTTGGCTTCTTCACCAACTTACCCAATGCGGCCTTTCTCCGCCCCTCAACTTCCCTCGTAAAACTTTTGGCACAGTAACTATCTGCCCATATATTCATGTCACTCGCATCGCAGTCTTCTAATTTAATGCTCACTTGTCATCCTCTACAGATACATGTTTAAAATTCCTAACAACGTACCCTCCAAGGCGAAAATGCGTTCTCTCCCCGCACTGACACTTGATAATGATGCGCATTCTGTGCATCTTGTGTCCCTGTATATTAGTCCATGTATCGGAGTTTGAGAATTCAACAGGAGCGGGTAGCCCACAGGTTCCGCACTTATATTCTACTGGGATTTCCGGCATCTTCTGGTAGTCATCAGATACGCCCAATTCTGGTTTTTCCTGTGTTTCCATTTCAAACATAACTTCTCCTTTATTTTATCCTCGATAATACAATGATCGGCTCAACACCTTTTTTATCAAGGTGTCTCCTCTTTTCCTCTAGCCACTTATCAAATTCTTTATCCATCATGCTCCCCCTGCTTGTCCCGATAGTGCCTGTCTGTTCTGCTCTCCCTCGCCTTGTAGCTGTGCATTAGCTTGTGGTTGCGGGGTTGCCGCCTCCTGCTCCAACTGCGCTATGGCTTGGTCAAGTACGGCTAGGTTGGGATATTGTTCCTCGTATCCCTGGAAGCGCGTGCGCTCCTGCTTGTAAATCTCCAGGTGCTTCGGTGCATTCATCCGGTTTGAAATCTGTGGAGGAATCCCTTGCTGAATCATAAGCATCACATTGCGGCGGGCATTCTCTTCTGCGTCACCGTCACCGCCATCAATAACAAACTTCGATGTTCCCATCATCTGTTCGCCCAACACCTCTGCCAATAGCTTCCAGTCGCAATTCTGTGCTAGTTGCGGGATTTGCCCCACGGTTTGGGCATAGGTGAGCGTGCGTTGCGTCTTCACAGCCCCCTCTCTAATATCATCGACAATATCAATGATAATATCAAACTCGCCACTAATCTCACGTGGCTTGATGATGACAACGTGTTCGTTCTCGTCCGTAATCTGGACAACCTGCTCCGGCATACCATAGGCTTCCCAATTCACCTTGAGGCGCTCTGCATACCATCCCAAGAACTGTTCAAGCACATACTCGATGTTTACTAGGTTGGGGCGGGAACTATTACCGGAGATGATTCCGGCTTCACTGGCTGATGTACGCGCACCAAAGCTTTCGCCCATCATGTTCTTGTCAATGCTGTTAGCGGTATTGCTGTCTTCTTTGATGTGGTCAAGCAATGCTATACTTGCCTGTGATACATCCGGTACCGGAAATACCTTTATCGAATCCAAAGAATCAGCAATCCATCGTGCATCAGGAGCGAATGTGCGGTCATTTCCGTCAACCTCACCCCTCACCTCAAGAATTGGGGGCTTGTTGTTAAGTGTGTCCCTGTCAATGATTTGGCGTTTCAGAGTAGTTTCTACGGCAAGGTCGGGCTTCACAACCTCGAAGTTGGAAATGTGGTACAGCATATCCGAATCATCAGGATTAGCATGAATCATCTCGATAGGGATTACGTCCCCTGGCTCTTGGTTCCGCTCAATGCGTGCTATGGCAGAATCGTTAGCGTTATTGCCGAACATTGTTACGCGATAGCGTACGGGAACATACTTCTCTTCATCCCACTTCCCCTTGCCCTCGTCAATCGGCGCATTGATAAACACCTCTCGCTTCAGGTATCTACCCGTATTGGATGTTGTTGGCTCACCCAATTCAAAGCCTCGATTGTCTTTCTTCTCGTCCTCATTCTCAAAACCGGAGTATCCATCCCACTGGTGCGTGGCGTTTAAGTCTTTGTTGAGATCCTTGCGGTAATAACCACCCTTAATCCCCGCAACAATCTCTGCCATTCCAACAATACTAGAAACAATGACGCATTCCTGGTCTTGGATATTGCCAATAACGGGGTCGGTTTTTACGCTCTCTATCGGGAGAATGGTAATAACGGGGCGGTTTTCTAGTACAACGTCCGAACTCTCAAATTCATAGGTGACGGTATCGGGGTTTTCTGGGTCAATGGACGGTACGCGTTTGTCAACGGTTCCTTTCTTGTGCAACCATTCAACCATGATTGGGATGTTGCCATAC